TTATTGTCGTGAACTAAGCCATTTATCCCGTCTTTCTCTACACGCCTCTAAGGTAGGCGCACAACAAGAAAAAAGTTCACCGCTATCAGTACGGTAGTCGTACTGGTACATTCTCACTCTTTTTCCTCTCAACCTGGTGTTGTAGGTACAATAATTCTCTTTACCGGGTTGGCATACGCTGCAACCGTTTTCATTTATTGAGTTCATAATCACTATATTTAATGTTTTGCATTCAATCTTTTTTCACTCGTATAAGCCACTACAAGCCCAGTCTCGTCATGCTGTATGGTGATGTACTTTTCACCCCTCTCTATAGTAGAGAAGTCATAAGGGGTTACCATCTTACCTAACACTTTGCCCAGTTGTTTCATCAGTGGGGCTTCGGGGCTGATAACTAAAACTAAATCCGCTTCCATAATCGTGTGTATTGTGGTAGCCCAAAGGCTACCGGATTAAAACTTATGCTATTTCTATGCTTATTATATCCAAAATATTGTCAGTAATCATGCTATTTACGCTTAATTGGGCAGACTGAATATTGTTATCAACCATCCATCTTTTCGCACGATTAACAGCGGTTTTCTTACTACTGCCGTCCGGTATCAATGCACCCAAATCATTATAATCATCATCTAACAGTTCAAAATAATATCGCTTCATAATCTTCTATATTACGCAGGGCTTTCGCCCTGCTGATTAATTATTTAATACCGTAATCTCTTTGTTGCCTATCTCTGTATCTACATTCAGAACCTCGTACTTTTGAGCCTTGTAGTTATAAACAACTTCACAGGTATTGAAGCCTCTGCCATCTTCTCTTTGGTCATAAACAGTATTTATATGCTGATACATTTTATTGCCTAACATGAAGTTTATCTTACCTGATGTACAGAAGTAGAATGCTACTGCATACTTCAATGTTTTCTTTTCATCAATCTTCTTTGTTGCCATGATCGTATATTTAAGCGTTAATACCAATTGTGTTTCTCATAAAGTCACTTGCTTGCTCTACTGACATACCCAGCTTCTTTTGAATCAAAATGAGCATACAGCTTACTTGTTCTTTTGTGTTCAAATTGCCTTGTACAAACTCTGACATGATGAACTTCTCTATTGTTCTTTGTTTAATTACTGATGCTGCCATAATCGTATATCTTTTAATTGTTATTACTTCTTGTTTGATGATGCAAATGTATGGGTTTATAATTACACTTCAAATAGAATAAAGATAAAAATGTAGCTGTTTAATAAACATTAGCAAAAACACAATTGTAAGGGTATACAATTACATATTTATTAATAAATCAATCTTCTTGATGCAATAAACAGCTACTTTTATTGCATTATTGATTTTATCATATTATATTTGTTCCGTTTATTATAATATACATTTGAAATGGATATAAAAAGCATCATTAAAGAAAAGGGCTACACCATTCAGGATGTAGCAAAAAAGATGGGTGTAAATAGAGTAACTCTTACTCTTACCTTACAAGGAAATCCCACCTACAAAAAGTTGAAAGAGATAGCCGACGCCATTGATTGCAATATAGTTGACTTCTTCCGAGACGAAACAAATAACTCTTCCACTTGTAAAGGAGAAGATAGTGAACTCACCGCCCTTATCCAGTATAAAGAAAACTTCTACAAAGCCGATACGATAGAGGAGCTAAAGAAAATTGTGGCTGAGATTGAAGAAAAACAGTAAATCACTTGTTCTGCAACTGTAAAATAGTTACATTTGCATAAACCATTAAATTATGGGTACAAAAGAGAAGTTGATAGAACGCTTTAAAAGCCAGCCAAAAGATTTTAATTGGGATGAGCTTGTACGCTTGTTCTCCATTTTCGGATATAAGATAGATAACAAAGGAAAAACAAGTGGGTCACGTGTCATTTTCGCAAAAGGGGAAAGCTCGTACACTGCGCATAAGCCACATCCAGGAAGTATCGTAAAAGGGTATGTAATGAAACAAGTATTTGAATTTCTGACTAAAAATAAATTAATATGAAAACATTGACTTACAAAGGTTACATAGGAAGTATTGAGATAAGCGATGAAGATAATTGCCTATTTGGAAAAGTCCTTGATTTGCCAAAAGATACAATGATTTCGTATGAAGGTGAAACTGTATCTGAATTGAAAGAGGATTTTAAAGGAGCTGTGGATGATTATATAGCATATTGTAAGGAAGCCGGAATTACACCGCGTAAAAGTTATTCTGGTTCCCTGAACATACGAATTTCCCCAGAGGTACATAGCAAAATTGCCATTCTCGCCCAACAGGCTGGAATATCAATAAACGCTTTTATTAAATCAGCCGTAGAAAAGCAAGTTGCAACTATGTTATAAACAACCATGGATAAAAAAGAACTCTTTATTTGTGAATGCAACAGCATCGAACATCAGATTGTGATGTCATATTTTGAGGATGAAAAGGAAGTATATTGCAACGTACACTTAAAACCCGAAAGAAATGTACTCAAACGAATTATCCATGCTGTTAAGTACATATTTGGTCATCGAAGTGCATATGGAGATTTTGACGAATTTATTTTCAATCCTAAAGATGCAGATAGGTTGCAAAGTGTTGTTGACCATTTGAGAACAGAAAAGCCGGAGCACTAAACTCCGGCTCATTAATTGATTAGCCCTTTGATTCTTAACCGATTTACGATTTCGGTGTAAAGATACTCTATATCCCCACTGAAATCCCCATAGTTCTGATACAAAAACACGACATCCGCACAGTTGTCGGAAATGGTACATTCTGATTGAACACCAAGAACCCTTGCTAATTCAGGTCGTAACCCTGCTGTCATTTTTCCACCGGCAAGCGAGCTTGGAGAAAACAGATACAGGATAATGAAAATGAACTTCTTCCGCTGGGTAACACTGTCAATATTCGGCGGACATCCCCTCTTATTCAACAACTCAACAAATATTTTATAGATTTCATGGATAAGGCTCTTATCTTTCAGAACCGGGGAAGTTAAGATATTTTCTTCCTCTGAAAGTTCTGATTTTTCGATACGAATCTTTTTAAGACGAATTATTTTGTTAAAATCCAACTCCATAACACGATTATTTTAAAAGTAAATAGTATATTTGCATCATAATCGTGTGAGGAGCTGATTCATGGTCGTGCGTGGGTTGGCTCTTTCTTTTATTTAACAGACTTATCCTTTTCCTGAAGAACCCGATTTTTCTCGTTCACCTCCCTACCCCACATCATAGCGAAATAAATGGCTTTTGCATACAAAAAGAGTTCCTCACGACTGGTAAGGAACTCAACTCGAAGGGCTGCACATTTCGCATCAGTCCAGACATTTTCATTTCTACTCATTGACTATTTGTTAATTTTATAAATCTATTACGTTAATGGTTAACATACATATCCGCTTGCTAAACCATGTTATAAGATGGCTGAACAAAGGCTCATAATTTGCATAACTCCCACAAATCCGTACCTTTGCAATGTGTTTTTCATAGTATTAGATTAAGGTTAATAAAAAAGATTGGCTGTCTGGGAAGATAGCCTTTTTTTGTAACCATTGGCAATATCTTTTCTTTATTAATCACCTGGTCGTTCATACCGTTTCTTCAATTGTTTCAAGACTATTTCCATGCCGTTATCAAGCCCTTTCTTATACCCGGCTACATTCTCCCCTATATTGTAAACCAAACAGCCTGCAACAATAAGAACTACTCCTAAAGCTCTATGCCAATAAGGAAGTGATATGCTGAACGGCGAAAATGTCAACCGGAAATGCCCGATAAACAATACTGCGATGATGAATATCGCAATAAAGAAAATGAGGTCTGTTTTCATATCTATTCCTTATATTTAATTGGGGTTATCGTAAATATTTCCATTGACTTCAAGGTGATTGCCTCTGCACAATAAAAAGCAACGGTGATTATTTGATAGACAAAATCCACCATCAATATAATTGATAATAAAATTGTCATAACCGACGGAGTTAAAACTTACTTTTCCATTGGGAATTTCAATACCATATTCTTTGGTTTTTACAATATCCCCCTCGTAAATCTCTTTCCCGTTTTTATCACGCAGTCCGGTGAACTGCCCGACGGTTTCAGCCCATACGTCATCGCACCGGCAGTCTTCCGGGGAATATATCCTCGCCTTGTCCGTGAGGATAAGTCCGTTTTCGTCCCTTCCGGCAGTATAGAAAAAAGAGAGAAATCCATATACCCATTTCCCCGTATCAGTACTTTTACCTCTGAATTTTATTTCACGCTTCATAATCAATATCTTTTTCCATGTTTATTTTCTCTCAATTCATTGTACCGCATCTTCTGCTCCACATGCCATATAAGGTCTATGTTCATATGCTTGGCAAGCCCGAAGATTGATAATAACATATGACCTATCTGACTTTCAAAAGAATAATCATATTCATAAAAATAACGAATTGGCAATGTGGATATGGCGTATATGCTTTCAGTAAATGTTTCACCTACGCAACTTTCGGATGCACCATATATCGCTTCTTCAGGAAAATCATCAATGGATATATTTCTTAATCCAGCCAAATCAAGCAGGTGTATGCAGGCGTCGGCAAACTCGTCTTCCACACAGTCTTTGATATATTTTTCAAAACTATACTTAAAATCGGCTTTGTAATGCGGCTCTTCATCCTCATAATAATCTTTGAAAGATTTCCTATCAGCATATTTATTGTTTCTATCCGCTTCCACAGCTTCCATAAGTTCGGATATGACAAGGCAAAGGCAGTGTTCATTACTCAGCTCTTCATCGTGAAAACCGTGGTTGCAAGCGGTTTTATAGGCGCGGTCGCGCAATTCATTTAGATTCATGTTTACTATTCTTTAATTTGTTATACTCATCCTCAATACATTTATTGATTTTAGCGGCTTCCTCGTACCGTTCCTCATTAATCATTGCGCTTTTCAGCCATTCAAGTTGGTTTATATAAATGAACCGGTTACACTCTGAAACCCTACGGGTGTATTCCCTTATCTCATTCAGCTTGTCCTCCATGCGCCTATGCCATCTGCTTACCAGGATTAGGACAAATCCTAATGCAATGGCATTGAATAAAGAGATGGAGATTTTAATTATCAGTTCCACGGTTTCCATAATAATTTTAATCAATCAATTCAAATTCGTAAACGAAGACATAAGGCTTGGACTCCCACGTCCCTTTGCCGGAGACTTTATCTATGAGGGCGGCAAAGGCTTCACGAGGGGTGCAATAAGGCTGAATGTCCCCTTTATAATAATAAGCATCCATAAAATGTGTATCTGCACTTCCGCATTGTCCTTTATAAATTCCTTCTTTCAAGCAATCTTTATCGGAGATGTCTTGCAATCTTTCTATCTTGATGTTGGTAATACGGATGTGATGGGGCATGAGGTCAGCGCGGACAAACATCTTATTTTTCCAACCGGGTGCGAATTTGGTTTTAGTATAAAATCCTATTCCGTCCTTATCATTAAGTGCGATTTCGGGATTCATCCCTAAACTTTCATAACTTTGCGCAATGGCAACAACTTCACCGACTTTGTATTTTGGAATATTCCAACCCGTAAAGTCTCCTTTGTCGTTTTTCCAACCAAAAGCATAATTTAATGGAGATACTATGTTCCCGTCATTATCGTAATCATTTGGTTCAAAAACGGGGAATACAATATCATAAGTTTCATTTGGTCTGTCATACTTGCAGATCCTTCTCGTCATAGTCTTCCGACCTTCCAATACGGCTTGGGTTAAGCTGTATTTATCATTAAACATTATTTTCTTAGCCATATCATATAAGTTTTAATACTTCTCAAAATTTGGAATTTGCAAATAGAATGAGTTTCGAGACATGGGAAGCCAAACTGTCGTTTCATTGTTACACGTATCCCAATTCCCTTCTCCAAATTCATTATTTAATGCTTCCACTATCTTGTAAAATATATCTTTTACAAAACAAGTATTAAGCACCTTCTTGCCTTTAATGACGATTGTAGGTGTATAGAGTGAAATTTTATATTCACCGCCATTTACTATCGACCAGTTACCTTGTGCTACTGTAATATGCGGATTGGTTTCATTCTTATACTCTTGCGTTATGCTTATATAACAATTGAAATAATTAGAAAGTAAATCTGATTTATAAACTTTTATTCCTGTTGCTTTTTCTAAAAGCTTTCTAAGTCTATAAGCATCATTTACAATAGGAGTCATTTTCATATAAGTTTTAAACTTTCTCTAATTCCTGCTTCCAGTGCTTCCTCGTAGGATTTATAATGGATAATAGGTCTGTCAGACAATCCAACTAAGTCATGGTTCGGAATTGTTAGTATATCATATATCCAATAATTTTCATACATATAGGATATTTCAATATGCAGGTTCTTGGTTTCACGAAGCCACTTTTGGGCAAATGATTGGTTTGGTGCAGATATTAAATGTATAGCTATCTGACATTTGTTACATGGAATAAAATTTGCACATGTATGGAAATTTTCACATAATTCTGGAACTGGAAGTGAATTATAACTCGATTCAATCCTATTAGGGTCTTGGTATAAATCTCCATTATTTTTATAAGCGAATAATGTTCTTTCATTAAACCCTTTCTTTTTCAGCAGCTTCGCTGTCTCTAATGTTACAAGTTCTTCGGTCATGGTTGTTTCTCCTCTTTTCTTGTTTTGATTTATAACTCTTTAAATTCCTGCTCCAGTCGGCATTTTTTTACATAAAGTCCATCTATAATGTACTGGGTACAATACTTGGGAAGAGTGATAACCGCAATGTCACCGGATGTCTTGACGGCATCGCGATACACACAGCATTCCCTGCTGCTTTTTAGAATTGACTCAAGAAGAGAATTACACTTTTCAATCTCTTCCTTAAGGATTTTAGCCCTTTCAAACGATTCATTTTTCATAAAAAATAATAATGAGACGTACACAGAGGAGGGAAATTAATGGCTGCCGCACAACCGTTATCTCTTGCCAGAAGTGTTCCTCCTCTATTTTTACCCATGAGGACCACAACAAACCGTCCATATCCCTGCGTACATAGAAAGGCGGTCCGTAAGGGTCACATACAGCCAATATCTGCACATGGCTGTTTTCATTGTAGGACACAACTTTCATCTTGGAGGAATCGAACAAATCCCCCTCTATTTTCCTTCCCGGACTGATGTTGTACGAGTAGTTAAAGTCCTTATGTACATTCAAGGTCTTCCATGGGTATTCCGGGAAATCTATTATTCTCAGGTCCATTCTCACTCCTCTGTTTTCAGTTCAATCTTTTCTGCCCGTCCCCACCAGGAGCGCTTGTTGTGCTCTTTAATCAAGTTTTCCAGCAGGTAGCGCTTGTATTCTTCATCAGAAGCTTTTCTGCGTTCTTCATAAACCTTTTCTTGCAGGGAATTGGCCTTGTTTTCCAACCTGGTAATTTCTTCGACAAGCTTCTTGACATACTCATCCTTCAAGGAATAGATAGCCCGTGTTTTCCTGGAAAAACTGAATCCTTCTTGTACATCAGTAAATTCAGCCAGCGTATTCCCGTCACCCAACGCTACGACAAGCATGGAAATACTTTCCGCGCTTATTTCATAGCGCTCTTTTACACTGAAGGAATCAGGCAGTTTCCCGTTCTTGATTTCTATTCCGTCCACGTTGAATATAAGGTTTTTGCCGTCAAAGACCACCTCTTTCTTGTTTTTAAATTCTGCATCCATGGTTATTCTCCTTTCAGTTTCTTTATTAGTGAATCAGCGAAACCAATACTCCATTCTGTCACCATATTTGAGTCAGCACTCATTATCTGTTCATGTGGATTGCTACAAAATCCTTGCATTGCAGCCTTCACCAGCTCATAACGTCTTTGTTCCCAATCAATGCTACTTCCTAATTGAATGATTTCTATGTTTTGATATGGAATTGTACATACACTCCCTTTTAGAAGAATACTTAATTTAGTCTTTTCTACATCGTCCCAGCACAGAACATCTCCAATTTCTCCGGTTTCTTTTATTCTTGCTTTCATAACTATTCTTTAGTTTTTAACATATCCTTTCCCAATACACCAGCATAGCATATAATAGGCGGCATCTATCAACCTCGGCATTTTTTCTAAATGAACGGTTCCATTATTCGTTACGTCTACATATTTGAGCCACCACAACTCCACTTTCTTAAATATGTACAAATCATATACCTGTACTGATTCTGGCAGCTTGTCGAGAATGTCCTGTAAGGTGTAAGCAGGGTATTCATGTTTCATATTCGGTTGAGAAACGAAGAGAGTAGGCTCTTTCTCTATTTCATCAGTTCCATTGATAATAGCATCGGCAGTAGGTAAATACTGCCAGTGCATACTTGCATCACCCGTATCTAATCCAAGCTCCTGCAAGTGCTTCATCTGTTCGACTGATAATACTTGTTTCATTTCTTTTCCTCCTCCGTTTTAATCTCTGTTACTTTACCACGACTGACAAATATATCTCCACCCAGCATGTAGCACATTAATATTGATTGATGACAAATACTATAAAGAGAGCAATCATCACAATAAGCCTCTGAATTAGTATTCACCAATTTATGCAGCACTCCGTCTATTATTATTCCGTTCTTTACTTCCATGACCTTCTCCTATTCCTTTTTAAGTTTTAAAAACAACATTATTCTGTCCCATAATACCATATAGCTGTCCCAGTAATCGCTAAAGCTGAAATAGTACCAGCTCATTTGCAAATACCATATCGGCAGATAGGCTATGAATATGGCGAACCATAAAGAGATAAGCAGCCATCGGAGTATCAGTCTTAATTTTATCATAGTGTTAAAATAATATCTATTCTTATACACTCTTTGGGTTGAGATAAAGGTTCTGATTCTGTGTTTTCCCGATATACATACACTATATTGGTTTTCAATCCGGTTTCTAATTCGAGATTTTCCAGAATCCGGGCTATCTCCATTTCTGCTTTCGCTTTCTTTATTTTTGCTTCTTCTATATTCATATCAATCACCATTTAAAACATCCAACAACTCTTTCGCTCTCTTATAGGTATCAAAGCCCTTTACATTCACCCATTCGGATGAAATACGTTTGTCTTTTCTGACTTGTACAAAATACACGACTATCGGAATACAGCCGTTATACCTTATTTCTTTCACAATCCTATATCTTTCCATTCTAATCTCCTTTCTCCTTAATCCGCTCCAGTACATCCTTGTTAGCTTCGAGTATCTCGTCGAATGAGGGGATAGGTCTCCAATGAGTAACATATCCAGTCTTGATGTAGGGGTATATCCATTTATTCACTTCTCGCATTGCCATTTCATCAATACTACCATCAACAAATTTCACTTGACACATGCCTTTTGCTTGTTTGTTTGGTATTGCATCCTCTACGCTTATCCACGGTGATTGCTTTGCCTGCCATTCGACACCTTTTCTGAACATGTTTAGCATTGCTTGTTGCTGATATGCAAACTCACCTTTAACCACTATTGCATAGCTTGACATAAGCTCTTGCCATGCAGCTTCTTCTACCGTCTGTTTCATAATCATTACTCTTCAGTTGATATTAAATCATCCAAATACGCCCATTCATCAATGGCATCTTTAGAGCACTCGTAATCATCGCACTCTTCATCGTCCCAGCATTGCTCTGTTACGTTCCAATAGCGGACACCGTAACCAGTTCCAGTGCTTAACTTTCCATACACAAGGCATGGTATCTGCGGATAATGTTCATTTTCGTATTCTCCATGAGCTTGTGGCACTTCATCTTTAGTCTTATGCCATACGCTATTGATGCGCCAGTTCGCACCGACAATAAATCCGGACTTATAAATATTCTGCCCGACGATATTATATCCTTCAGCTCCTTGTTTGGCTGCTTCTTCTACTGTCTGTTTCATATATTTCTTATTGTGAGCAAGAACCACCGGTTTCCGCTCGTGTTAATACTTCATGTGCAGAAATGGCTTCTTTTTGCACATGTTAATCTCAATTCATTTTCCTTCTCTAATCAATCAGCCTTTATCGCATTGGCGATATTGTCCGCATCCGACAGTTTCCTTGCAAGAACTTCAAATGCTGCAGTACAGCGTTCAGTGTTCATGTTCACCGTTCTGCCGATTTTGAGATTGTCGGAGGCAAGGTTCATCAGTCTTGCCACATTAGCCAGTTTAAGGTAATCCAGCATGAATCCGTTGAACTTTGAATCCTTCCTCTTGAGTTCTCCTATCCGTTCTTCGAACTGTATACAAGCATAGTCGCACAACGTCCTTGCCAGTTCGAACTTTGCAAGTTCTGCGGAATGGGATATTCCGTTGTCATCAAGTGCCTGTTTGAACTGCCAGTATAGCATATCCACGTGCTTGTTCACTTCCTCCACATACTTGTCGTTACATTCGGCAAAGAATTCGCTGCGGTCTGAACCGATGATACCGTTTACGGTCCGCTCGTATTCCCTTCTCGCTCTGTCCGCATCGTTCAAGTATCTTTTGAATGCCTGCTTGTAGTGGGGTGTGCGTTTCATCGCATGAATGCATTCGATAATCTGTCCGCAACAGATGTCGTTCGTGAACAGAATATTGTAAGTGCAGAGTACCACAAGGCTCTCATACTTGCTTATTATTTTGGTTGCTGTATCGGTAGTCATTGCTTTGCGTATTCTGCCTTATCCATACTCTTGTTCCTGCTCTCCTTGGCAAGTTCGTCAATCATACGCTGGAACTTCTTTGCCACCAATGGGCATCATATTCGCAATGCGTTGTCGCGCTGCCACTCCAATAATTCTATTTTCTTTTCAAGTCCTACGTCCATTAAAATAAAGTTTTTTGTATCCTTGATAAAACATACTTGTTCGCATTATTGTAGAAATTACGGTCTATTTCAAAACCGTATGCTCTTCTTCCGCATTGTGCAGCGGCAAGCAATGTGCTTCCGCTTCCTGCAACTGGGTCAATTACAACATCTCCTTTGTCGGTAAATATCTCTATCAATCTTCTAAGTAATGGAACTGGCTTTTGGGTACTATGTACTTTGGGTGTATCATTATCTCTTACCCAATCAAAACAATTGAATATCATCCTCCCGTCATTATTAAACTTTGGAAGTTTGTCACGGTATAAAAGAAGACCGTATTCACAATTACCGACTATTTTCATATTGGCTTTTAATACTTGTGCGGAGAAGTCTTTACGGAATACCAACGGAATGTATTTCATTAGTCCGTACTTCCGACCAAGTTCTATGAACATGAACTGTTGTTCGTATTCGCAGAATATTATCATGCAAGGGGATTTACCGGGCTTCTTCGGCTCTTTTATCAGCATATCGCTGCAAAAGTGCATAAACTCGGCTGGGCGAAATTCGTTTTCCGAATTGAAAAACTTTTTCCCGGCTAATTCACTTTCTCCGTTCTTGTTGTCACCATCTTTGTACCATGCAGGATTACTTGCATAGGCGTTTTTACCTAAATTGTAAGGTACATCCGCTATAATCAATTGCGCTTTAGGAAGTTGATAGCTACGAAAATTCTGAAAGCTATCTCTGTATAATTCTATGTCTTTCATCTTTTACTTTTGCTAAAACATTCGCATATTCTCCCGTAGCGGTCACATGCGCACACCCTATGGTCCTTGGCCTTGCATAGACAAGAGTTCCCTACAAAATCTCTAGAGTATGAGCATTGGTGGCAACGGACGAGTGCAGGTGATATATCTTTTTTCTTTGCCATTATCTTCGGCTTTCACCTTCAATTTTAATTACATTGAACATCTCTTTCACCCGGTCGGCAATATAATCCCCATACCGTTGGGAAAACTCCTTGTCCGGGTCCAGATTGGTAGTCATGTGGGTGTAGAAACAATATCTCTGCTCATAGCGCAGTTGCAAGACGGTCTGAATGGCATTGATGCCCGTACCAAAGTGTTTGGCATCCATAGGTTCCCGACCCACCTCGTCAATGGCAAGATTGTGCATACATGACCTGTCTGTGTATTGGTTTAACCCGACAATTCCTTTCTCGGCAAACAGCAAGGCAATCTCGGCAGCACTGGTGAACTGAAAGGTCAATCCGGCATCCGCACCGCCAATACAATAACGGGCAATTTTTGCTGCATAGTTCTGTAATCCTTTCAACAAAGTGGACTTGCCAACTCCGATAGGGCCATGTAATAACAAGCCCTTATCCAAATCAAGCATTCCCGGCATTCCCCATATCCATTGATAAAGGGCTTTCAGCAGTTGGCGGTTGCTGTCATCAACTGTAAAGGCCGGGGAAACGGATTTCATGGAAACTACGAGTTGGTTGCGCCAATACATGTCAGCCTGCTCCCTGCTCCATTGCTTATGGTTAGCTCTGTTTGCCGAAGACAATTGATTTGATACCGGCAGAACTTTCGTCTGGTTTTGTATCAGGTTTCCGATTGTTTCCATTTTTAGCTTGTGCTACGATTTCATTAAATTTAGAATTGATATTAGTTACGCTGAAATTATCAAATATCCACCCCTCTTTGACCGAGGAAAGAAGGTATTGAAGGGCATACAACAGAGAATCATCGGAAACGTCCATTTTCTTTTGTTCTCTTTGGAATTTGAGCTTATTCAAGAGCTGGGACATAGCCCCGGCATCCTTGGCTGTCCAGTAGTAGTCAGCCCCGAAGGTTTCCCTAAAATGCTGTTCAAATAGCAAACGGGCTTTTGAATTAATCTCTTTAGGCTTATTTTTCTTGCCTCCCCCCTTGGGGGGTGTGGGGGGAATATTATTATCTTCTTCATCTTTCTTTTTATTATTGCCCTTAGCTTGCCCCAATTCTTCTATTTTTTGAGCCATTTTTTCTGTGGTTGCCCTTAACTCTGCCCTTAGTTCGCCCAAAACATGATTTAATCCGCTGATTTCTTTGTTGTTGTCTATGCCCTTATCTACGTCTCTTTGCCTGCCCTTGACCGGATTATATTCATCATAGTTACATAAAGTAATTACGGTCATACCTTGTTTATTACAAGTCGTTATCATACCTCTTTTTTTAAGTTTGGCAAGGAAATAGCGCACTTTCTTTTCAGACCATTGCCAACGCTTCATCAAAAACGATACGGATGCTGGATATTGACCTCTTGTATAAGAGATTTCCCGACCTCCGATAAGTTCGCTGTACGCCTTGTCGGTTGCCTCAAATCGTGCGCTCTGAATCAAGTCGAGCCACGCTTCGCATTCCGAAAACTTACGGGCTACTTTCCACATTTCATTCGAGAAAAACTTGCGGCTTAGCCTCAAAAATCCTTCGTCCATAGTCTTAGAATCTCACGTTAGTTAATTGCCTTCCGTTAGAGAATACAGCCCATTTCCCATTTCCGCTATCAAACAACCGTAAGTCCGATACCTCTCCGAAACGTTTGATATTACCACATAAATCCACAATCCAGCCACATTCTTTGGAAGGATGCGGACGGATGGCACGACCGACTATCTGATACCACATGGCAAGTGACATTGTAGGACGTGCCATAACGACCGTATCAAGTTCCGGATAGTCAAAGCCGGTGGTTAACACCCCGACATTCGCCACTACCGGAATTTCACCAGCCTTGAACGCTTCAAGTATCCTTTCGCGCTCACCTTTTGGGGTGTCACCCGAAACGATTGCGGCTCCGGGTATAGACCAGGTAAGCTGCTCCGCTTCTTTCAGAAAACGGGTAAATACCAAAATACCTTTCCGTTTTCCTCCGGCTTTGGGATTCATCAGCCTTTGGACGATATGAACGAGATAACCGTAGAAGTCTATCCGTTCATATTCTCTTTGAACTGACCTATCCGTATAGTCGGCACCAGTAGTATTTACTTTCAAGTTAAGTTCGTTCCATCCCGAAGGATTCATTGGATAGTAATTCAACTTCGCCAAGTAACCCATATCTAATAAGGTTGATATCTGTACATGATAAATGACCTCTGAAAAGACATGAGGCTTTGTCCGGGTGATGAATTTCAGCATAGAACCAAAATCACGGCTGGAACTTAAACGATACGGTGTAGCTGTCAGTCCAAGAACCTTACACTTCACTGCATCAAAAAAATCCTTGTACATTCCCTCTTTGGGGTTTACAAGATGACATTCATCCACAATGATGTTCTTGAAGTGGGTAAACAGTTCGGGATGATTCTTTACACTGCCGATGGTGGCAAATGTTATCCGGCTTATCTCCTTTGAGTTAAAGGATGCTGAATAGATACTGCAATCAAGAATACCGTATGAACAGAGTTTCTTGAAATTCTGTTCGAGTATTTCCTTCGAGGGCTGGAACACCAAGGTATGACCGTCAAGCCTTGCAGCTATATCCGCTATGATAAGCGACTTTCCGCTGCCCGTAGGTAACACCATAATAGCATTTGTTTTCTTCGCCTTGTTATTGAAGAAAGAAACGGCAGCATCAGAGGCTTTCTGTTGGTAATCTCGTAATACATAACTCATAGCCCTTTCTCCTTTCGTAACTTTTTATTAAGTGTTTTGTAATACTTGATTAGCTGTTCGTACTCAAAATCAGTCATTTTGGAAGTGCCGGCAGCTTTCACTTTCAGCAAGTCAAATTTCTGTTGACCGATTTTAGCAATTAGATTCACCCGATAGCCTTCCAAATGGTCGGCTTTGAATCTGTTGCAGTGTCGGCATTCGGCATGGCAATTATTCTCATCAAACCGTGTTGCCAAATGTGTACGACTGAAATAGTGCCCGCAGTCCGCTTGTGTAAGCGGCTTTATCTGTCCACATGATATACATCGGAAGGAACCGTTTGGCATACAATCACGAAGCCGGATGAAAAGGGAAAACTCCTTGTCGAGTTTAGCTTTCAAATCCGGCTTCTTCTTTACTGTTACCCCTGCTTTATCAAACAAGGGTAAAGGCTTGTCTTTCTTCTTAGCCTTTTTCTTTATGTAGTACATACTTTCTGATTTACCTAATTAAAAGCCCCGAAGCGTATTCTCCGGGGCACAACCATTATTTAAGACCCGTGCCATTTATGTGTGGCTCACATTTATGAGGGGCGTGACAGAATCGAACTGCCCTCCTCTACAATGCTGCGCATTACATTAGTCACACCAGCCAAACGCCCCATATTCACCTGCCCAATCTTCACAGACCGAGCAGGCAGGTTAACAAAGTTATTCCATATAAGCCATTGAAAACTCTTTCGGAATAAAACGCCCGACCGGGATAGGTTTAGCAGATTCAATGGCTGTATGGATTTCCCTCTTTCTGAACTCATGTCCCTTTTCTTTGGCTTGTTTCTCACATTCTTCCTCTTTGTTTTTGAGATAGTGGGTAATAAGCATCATCGCTCTGTCAACGTTGAAGGTGTTCACGACAAAAGTCTGAACTCTCTCGTCTTCATTCTCCCCATCCGTGAATGTGATTTTCGTCTCAATCTGGTAGAATTTCTTTTCATTCGGTTTAGATTCTTCGTCACTATCTTCCATCTCATCGTCCATTTTGTCAACGTATTCTGCCATAGTGATTTCATTTTTGAGATAGGCAAGCGAAGCATCGTCAACCTTACGTTCTTTCAAGTTGTCAGTAAGAATCACGCAGGAATCGAACTCCTTTATCATTGTCAAGGTGAACCCGAACATATAGTTTAGTTCGATGTAATCTTTCAAGATACTACAAGAATTTTCCAATCCGGTGGCATACAGCAGGAACTTATGTTTCTTGTCACCTATTTGCGCTTGAGCGATGTACGGATATAAAACGCTGTTCTCATTCTCGAACGCCAAACGGTTCTGGTTGCTGACTTCCACTTCCTTGATACCGTCTGCTTCCATACTGAAACGAATTTTCGCCAAAGTGTCTTGGTCTATCAGCGTGCCACGGTCAAAAAGAATTTCATTCCGTTCGATGGTTACTGTTTCACCTGTATCTTCATCAATGAAAGATTCCTCCCATGTTTTGAGGACACGTTTTGCAAGGTACATGTTGAGCATCTTTTTCGGGTCAGATGTCACATACCTGATTTCTGTTTTTCTTGTTTCTATCATAACTAAATAAATTCTTGATTTCTTTGTATTTCCTGCTGTTCCTCAAATTTCCAACAATATCCACCTGCTGTTTTTCTTTTGTTGTTACAACATTGTGAGATATTTTGAAAATTTATGCCGGTATCTCTACAAGCGTCCATTAATGTCAAATGTCGCTTTATAAAAGCTCCATTCTTATCTAATTGAATAACTACTTTACCTTGAGATACGGCCCTTCTTCTTTGGGCAGTACCATAACTCAAATTATAAGCGTGAGTACACCATTCCAAATTAGACAAGCTGTTATTGCTTTTGTTTTCATCTTTATGATTTACAACTGAATACCTATGAGGATTGGGTAAAAAAGCCTCTGCTACTAAACGATGAATGTTAAGTGTATGTGAGCGTCCGCCTTTGAATAGGTTTACACATTTATATCCACATCTATCTTGTAGTTTAAGGATATGCGGCTTTTTCTTCATTAATTCACCATTTTGTAGTCTTACGTAACTGCATATAGATTTAATTCTACCCCTGTCTGATACTTGATATAAACCTTCATATCCGACAACATCTTTCCATATTTCTGCCATTATAAATAATCTTTATTTCGTCCAATCTCTATTTCCATTAGTTGAATCAATCTATCTTCATCAGCAGAAGGTAAATATATTCCGCATTCAGCACTTGCCCAATTACGAAAACGGGTAATACTTGTACTCATTTCTGCACTATCTAAATCAGCAGAGCTGCGCAATATCTTTATCCGTCCCAAATACTTGTCGTCTCTCTCACGAATGAAAATGGATGGATTAACAAGCTTTTTATAATACTGTTGCTTCACCCACTCCAACGTGTTTCCGGTCTCACACGCAAAGTAACCTAAAATCACATGCAAATATTTATTGCTTTGCAGGCTTCTTTTAGGCTTTTTCTCTGTGAGTTCTACAACCTTACCGCTTTCTGCGAGCTTTGCAGAACGAGCCTTAAATTGCTCTTTCTGCAAAGGGTTTGAAGTATCGTAAAGGGACATACGCTAAAAAGGCAAATCATCCTTTACATTGCCATTAGCATCAACCGGAGGCGGGAAATTCTGCGGCTGTTGCTGATAAGTCGGCTGAGGTGTAGGTTGTTGTATCGATGTTGTCTGTTGGGATTGAGATACACCGCCACGCGCTTCTATTTTATAGCATCGAATGGATACCATACGTTTGAATTCTCCGTCTTGATTCGTCCAAGAACGCCCTTGTAAGACAAATGATACAGTAACAACATCACCCTGATTAAAGCGGTCAAGTTCTGTACACTTGTCACCCGAAAACTCTAAGGGAATAATGTTCTCATACTCGCTACGCTCTCCCGTATAAGGGTCGTAAGTGGTAGCATCTAAAATAAACTCCCGTTTTGTAAATGAGGAACCACCGTTTTTGGATGGTATTTGAACGGTTTGTCCGATTTCGATTATCCGTCCGGTTATTTGGTTTGCCATTAATTTTCTCCTCCAAAAATCTTTTTATCGGTTATAAGTTCTCTGTTTTCTTCCAAAAACCGGATAAATTCCTCACAATGATTAGTGAGAATAGGAATATCACGTTCTGGATTGAAAACGTATGTTTCTGTATAGGTATCTACCACAAAACCGCCTTTATTGAACTCTACAATGTTGTACTCAAATATCCGTACATCCGAACCGTTCTTCATCAAAGCGTAAGGATAAACCAAATGTTGATGGTGGTCTTTGAACTTCCCTACGGTATAGCTTCCAGTTGTTTTGATGTCGTGGATGCTGGCCGGCATCAGCTCGTCAATCACCCCATAAACCAAAACATTGCCGTATGCGGTTGAAAGAATCGCTTCTACCCTTTGTTGGGTCAATGCTCCTTTGAAGTAACCGGCGAACTCTCGGCAAAGTGAGATTGGGAAAGTAAAAACACGATTATTATAGGTAACTCTCAAACCTATAACCTCGTTGGTCTGAACCTCATCGTAATACAAAGGTTTACCTGTTTCGTCACAAGCTCCTTCGCGTATTGCCTTATATACCTTTTCAACCTGCACCGTTTCGGATTTCCGATTTTCAACCATACAGTCAATAACCTCATTAAAGGCTGTTCCCTTGTCTGCCGCTTCGCTGTCGAATGGCCTGCGGTTAATCCGGTCTATCAGTTCTTGAAACTGCTTCTGCCGAAACTCTTCTTCCGTATATGGTGGATTCTCACTCCACCCATAATAACGCTCATATATGACATCGCTATTAAGGTAATTGAAGTAAGAATCCAACAATGTTGCATATATACGATAGTTAGGCTGCATCTGAGTAGATTTTAGTTTCCTTATTGAATACCAGTCCCAAAGCCTTTACCTTTGCAGCAAACAAACTTCTCGCCATCATCAAAGAACTACCAACGTGTTCAAACTCATTGATATGTGAAGCGAACTCATTAGCGGAGTTGGCATCGGTGATAAATTCAATGCTTTCTTTTATTTCTTCTATCACCTTGTCATACTTTTCCTGCGCTTCCTTCTTGGCAGCAAGCATACCCAAATACGAATTGATTATCTTGGCGGTGATAAAGTCGTTCTTTGCGGTTGGATTACCATTCTTGTCAAGGATGGTAGGAACTTCCATCACTGAAGGAAGATTGCATGTATTCTTACCGTCATTTCTTGAAGTCGGGTCAAAAGTTATAGTGCGTCTTTGAACACCTCTTTCGCTTTTCATTTCAAGATAGCCGAGCAAATCCAGTTCGGTAACGATGGAGTTGTAGGACTTTTCACGCAAGGCAGGGATAAACACGGTATCATCACCTTCTTTCCGTGTGTCGCGATGGGCAACGAAAATGATGTGCTTGTTAAGCCCCGAAAGTGTTCGTGTCATCCATGAAAACTCCGCATTGATACCACTCCAATCCCTGATAGACGGTTGGCGGCTGCCACATTTATAAGTAATGATGAAATCCATCATCTTACCGATAGTATCAACTACAATGGTCTGATAAGCAGACAAATCCTCCTGCAAGACCTGTTGAACATCACTCCATGAAGTGACCTGTACGGTATCTATGTTTTCCAAATGCGCCATATTCATACGCTTAACGCCATTATCGAAATCCAATAATAACGGTTTCGGTGCGCTCAATGCCACTGTTGATTTTCCCATACCAGCTTGGCCGTAAATCATCATTTTCACTGTGGTAGGGATTACTAATTCATTTGATTTTTTGATAAGACTCATAATAGTAAAATTTAAAGGGTTAATTATTCTCTTTCTGTAGAATAGCATCTACATCACTTTTTCGGTACAATCTCTTACCTCCTATTTCCAACCTGCACAAATATCCAATTTTATGCCATCTCCATAAGGTTGACTTATCGGTATGTAGAATCTGACTTGCCTCTTTAATGGTTAAGTAGTCCTCTTCCGGTCTGATGAAAGAGTCCCTAATACTTCTCACAGTCTTTTTTACAAGATGTTCTGCGAACTCTTTCAAATCAGTGGACTTTATTGTCAAAGTAACATTGGCACCACTATTTAAAATATCCTCCATGTTCATTCTCTTACCCTTTCTATATGTTCAATTCTAAATCTTCGTAACCTCCTCATATCACCTTGTTCGTGGTAAAGTGACAAAGAAAATATACACAGTAAGCAACATGCGACGGACACACGGACTATAGGCGAAAAATCCATCGTGAGCCTCACACCGGCTATCCGTTCATAAAGCATTGTTGCAAGTTCTCTCCCATTCCGTACATGCAATATTTCAAAAGCCTTTTGCAATTGGTTATTAATCGTGCTAACCGCCCGGCATTTAAAATTGGCGATTTCCTTTTTCTCATACCCTTGTGCATACATCCGTGCTGTAATCTCGCATTCAGGGGTGAGTTCTGTGAATACCCGTTCCATAATCGTGTGAGTTAGATGACTATGACTCCCTTTTTACAACGACAATACCTTTTTTCGGATAAGACTTTGAAGCCCATTTTTTACCCTCAAGAAGATGCTTGGCATTTAGAAGTGATACGTTGTTGCGGATTGTCTCAAGTGAAGATATAGGCAGCTCTATCGTGGCTCCTCTCTTCATGTTTCTCATTTTCTCTTTACTTTCTACTTTTTCCATAAATGTTATATTAGAATGATTGGTGGGCGTTGACGGACTCGAACCGCCAGTCTCCTCCAATGAGGTGTGTTAACCATTACACCGAACGCCCCAATAAGAAAGGTGCGCTATCTTCACAGACGGCACACCCAGTACAAACACAAAATAAAACACGACAAAACAGTTTATACTAACACTTTTTACGCAACTCCATACCGGTTATCACTGCGAGTATAACAGACAAAATAAATATTGTGGATGTCAATACAATCCCCGCCATGTATAGAGGACCATCCTTTATTATGGAATTGCATAACATCATTGTCATACACAGCAGTACAAGCAACGAAAAAGAGAACATAATTATCTTCATAACATCGTCATTGCAACCAGTTCATCGCTATAGAATTCTACAAAATCGTGCTTTCCGAACTCTACCATTACTTTATCCCCATTGATGGCGCAAATCGCCCCAATCTTGCTTTCCCATCCGGGATGTTTACACTTAACCGGCATACCTATATATGGCATACGTGATTTATACATACTTTTTCCCATAATCGTGTGATTTTAAATTTTACCGCCCGTACAAGGATGAGGTAAAGCGGTGCGCACTTCGCTTTGCCCGTGGCTTTTAGTACGGTAGTAGCACTAACCTTTGCTGCGGTTGTGCACCCTACCCGATTCTCGCTATCGGATGCCAGTCTTTAGCTGTCAATAGGGCTATATTGTCGATGTGCGTGTCGGTCGCCTAATCCGTCATTACTTACACCTCAAAGACTATGGTTACACATCTATTAATTGTTAAACATTGCACAGCTCGCAAGCCCCAACTTGCTTATGTGCGTTCGTTATCTTTGGTTGGCAAAAACGGCTTATGAATTACACCGTAATTGCTTTCACAGACTTATCAAAGAACCAATCAATAGTACCCTACCCGATTCTCGCTATCGGATGCCAGTCTTTAGCTGTCAATAGGGCTGTCGTGCGTGGTATAATCGTGTGATTAATCATCGTAAAAGAACTTCTCGCCCGGCTTTCTGAAAAGCCTGTAGCTTGCATACAAGCAGCCTAATACTATCAATGCCTCTATCATACTGCCATTCTATCAAGTTGAAACTCTATGTAATCAATCTCTTCTTGAATAACCTCTAAGGCCTCTTCTTTGGTATCGGTATTACAGAAAGCACAAGCCTCTGTGTCAGACATCTTATCAACTCTATCAAGGTCTATACAAGCCTTATCCAAAGCCTTTTCAAGCCCGTAGGCTTCTATACTGTCACATACTCTATAGTTTCTCATATCAGGCGATTTTTAAAAGGTTAGCTTTCTTAAAGCATCTGAACTCTTGGCGTTCAGTATCATAGTAAGTTTGAACGGTGTCGTTCTTCTTTCTGTTGTCAGTACCAGCAATGGCAGGCATCAACTTTTCATTTAGTGTACCGTAGGCTTCTCTCACAGAACCGTCCACCTTTTGAAAGTAGAATTTCACAATCTTGCTTTTCATCTGCAATTTCAATTTCATGTTAGCCCAAGCGCACTTTAATGCTTCTGACATCGTGAAACCGTTCTTGCGAACGAACTGCCATGCAAGGCTCATAACTTCATGTAAAAAACTCTTCGTGCTCATAATCGTGTGATTTAATATGTTTATACTATTTGTATCATCAATCATTTAGTTTATCTTTGCTACGTGATTGAATGATGATGCAAATATACTAGAAGTTCTATATCTAGCATGGAATTTCTAGTTAATTATTGTAAATATGCTAGATTTTCTATAATCAAACCTAGAATATCTATATGACTTTAAAAGAAAGAATGTTCTATCTAATTGAAAAAGAAGGACTTAATCCAAATCAATTTTATACCATCTCTGGATTAGGAAATGGGTACTTAAATAATGTAGGTGAAAGTTTCAGAAAGCCAACGATAGAAAAGATAAAAAAAAGCTTCCCGCATTGGAATATGGACTGGATTCTTTATGAAAAAGGAGAGCCTATTTCCAATATATCTAAAGAAAATATAGAAATTCTAGAAGCCATACCATTAAACCAAAACTATATTATAAACGTACCATTAGTAAATCAATACGCACAAGCAGGTTATTTATGCGGATTTCAAGATGCTGCATATATAGCTACACTACCTACTATACCTTTTATAATAGACCACGAAGCTAAAGGAAACTATGTAGCATTTGAAGTAAGAGGTGACAGTATGAATGATGGAACTGAAGAGAGTTACCTTGAAGGAGACAGACTTCTTTGTAGAGAAATAGCTCCATATCTGTGGGCAGAGTCTAAATTGCATATCCGGAAATGGGATTTCGTTATTGTACATGAAGACGGAATTTTGGTAAAACGAATAATAGACCATAATGTAGAAAATCATACTATTACAATACACTCTTTGAACGATATGTATCCTGACAGAGTTATTGATTTGGCAGAAGTTAGACAAATCTTCAATGTGATAGAATTGCAAAGGCCAAGAAGAAGATAGTTTAAAAGTTTAATATACAAACTATTAAAACTAATACTATGAAATTCAATCAATACACATGGAACCTATATAAGCAATCTTCTGACGGACAAAAAGCTATTAAGGAGTTTGAGGAACCATCCAACAATGATACGATGATGGATTTGGTTTTCAAATACAATCCAAGAATGAAGTTATGGTTTAATGATGACAAATCCAGACTATCCATATCAAACATCAGTGAAAGCTTATGGTGTTACAATATCTGCGAATTTCCAGATGAGGAAAGACCTAATACACTGGAAGAAGCGAAAGAAAAGTATGAAGATGTTCTTTTTCGTGGGTTAACAGACAATGATGAAGTACTAATACCAGTCAACGACTATGAAATGATGTTGAATAGCATAACATGGACATCATTCTTATTATATTATTTTGCACCAGAGTTTTTCTTCCCTAATATATTTATTTACCGTTTCTTTGATTTACATAAGATAGCAGATATGTTTGAGATAGATTTACCGTCTATCCCAAAGAAATCAAACTATAAGGCGAGATGTATGTACTACTGGAGTTTATGCGAAGTGTTTTATCGATTTAGGGCAGAGAATGAGCTTTCTCCAGCAGAATTATGCGCTTTCCTATATGACTTTGCACCCAACTTCATGCCCCAAAAAGAAGCAGACGTTCCACAGCCAACACAAGCATGGTGTATCGGTGGATTGATTGATAAAAATGAATTATTTAGAACTACTTTTTGGCAAGCGAATCCAGAAACAAAGAAAGGCGATATTCTCATTCATTACGAAACCGCTCCAATTAGTGCAATTACCCGAGTATGGATAGCCCAAACAGATGGAGTGATAGACCCATTCTTTCATTACTATGGAAACACCTACATAGGGAATAAAATTGATATTCCACATATCAGCCTGAAAGAACTCCGAGAAGATAAATACTTCTCCAATCATCCGCTTGTTCGCAAGAACTTTCAAGGGGTAAACGGATGGTCAATGAGTGGCGCGGATTATTCGGAACTCCTGCGAATGATAAAGGCAAAAGGATTTGACACTGATGTTCTGCCCAAACTATACGTTCCGACATTACCTAAAGGAATAGTTATAGAGTATGAACATGATGTGGAGCAACTGTTATTAGAGCCGTTATTAAACTCTATGGGATGGTATGAAAAGAAAGACTTCATCCGGCAGTTACCTATTCAAGCAGGGAGAGGACATCGGGTGTTCCCGGATTACGCCTTGCACTATGACAACAAACCGGACGAAGAAAAAGCGAAAGTTCTGATTGAAGCCAAACTTCACATGAAGAACAACCAAGACATAGAAGCAGCCTTCTTGCAAGCACGTTCATACGCTCGGCTATTAGGTTCTTCTGCTATTGTCTTATGTGACAAGGACTATTTACTTGTATATGAGAAGAAAGATAACTTCGACCGGGACAGATACAAAAAATATCATTGGGGAGAATTTGAAAACCCCGATGTGTTTAATGAATTAAAGAACAAACTAAATATCTAAGATTATGAAGAAGATTTTATTTTTAATGGTGGCTGCTGCATTAGCGATAGTTGGGTGTAGCCAAAAACAAAAAAGCATTTCTGATATGACCCCAATGGAAAAAGAAGTATATGTAGATAGTCTCGTTAATGTTGCATCTGGAATAGATGGAGTTACATTGAGAGAAAATAGAAAAAACGCACTCGAAATTCTACGCAAAGAATATCCAAACCTCGAAAATAGATGGAAAAGAATGGAGGAGTGTATTAACAATATGGAATTATATTCAGAATAAATAAAACAATAATGCTATGGTTGACTTTCTAACCATCATACTCCTAATATTCGGAGTACTGCAAATCATCCTCTTCTTCAAGGTATGGGGAATGACGAATGACATCAAAGAGATAAGGAACAAGTACCTTAAAGACGAGGATGAGAAACGAAGACAAAAAGCAGAATACGACCCAACTCCCAAAATCAGCGGTGGGGTTAAAACAACAATATAGCCGGAATTATTCCCCGGCTTTTTCTTTCCCTATTCGCAAGTTGTGCAAATGTTGTGCAACTATCATAAAAAGAAAATGCTAACAAGTTGTCAATGAACCTATTAGCATTTTTCCTTGTGATTCCGTTGCGATTCGAACGCAAGACCCACGCCTTAGAAGGGCGTTGCTCTATCCAGCTGAGCTACGGAACCAGCCTTAATTGCGGTGCAAAGGTACGCTTTTTTGCGAATATTGCAAATTTTTGTACCACCTTTTTTCGTTACCTATGTACAAAAGGCTCATTTGCTATATAAAAAGTAATGATTAGTTACCTTTACAAACAAGATACACGGTATTTATATACAGATGTATTAAAACATTTTGCAAATTATCAATGTTACTAATTATAAAAAGTAAAAATATGGATGAATATTCAAGCAGGGAAAGTAGCATTGACCCGAAAATGAATGAAAGAGTAATAACAACTAAACTTTAAAGTGATGGAATGGGAAAATCAGTTGATACAAGAATTGCAATGGTCAAATAAAATCAGCAATAAAGCGAATAAGGAATTGGCAGCCCAGGAAATTGCCGGACTGGCCAAAGACAGTGATGCCATAGGAGCAGGCTCCGGCTCTACCGTTTATCTCACTTTGTTTGCATTAGCTTAGCGAGTTAAACAAGAATCTTTGCATATAGAAATCATTCCGGCATCTGCCGAAATTTCG